TAAAACACTCGAACGTAAAGCGCGTAATCGTGTGCATAAATTTAAAGTTAAGTTAGGAGAAAGAGCATGAGAAGAGAAATACTTGATGCGCTTCGTGCAAGATACGAAGCAGATATTGCAGAAGCTAGTGCAACTGTAAATATTTATTTAACAAATAGTGTTGGCATAGGAGAGCATCCACAACATCTTGAGGAAGTAAATAAACAAATAGATAAGATAGCACAAGCAAAAGAAAAAATAGATGTTTTAGAACAATTTGAACCAGAGAAAGGAACAGTATTATAATGGAGGATGGATTATTAATTGTATCTAAATTACAAAAATTAATGAAAAATAATTTACAAGTTATTGGAGACACCATGATTACAGGTGGGGTTGACAATATGGAAAAATACAAGTATTTACTAGGACAAGCAAATACATATCAAATTATGTTACAGGAAATCTCTAACCTGCTAGATAATAAGGAGCAAAAAGATGAAAAAGGAACAGTTATCGACCTCAACACAAGAGGAACCAAAAGTTAAACTTGCGTTAGAAGAAAAATACAAAGAGCAAGATAAAAAAGAAGAAGAAAAACAAACAGACCTTTCTAAAAAAGAATCTTCTAAATTACCTGAACCAACTGGATGGAGACTTTTAGTTTTACCTTTTAAAATGAAGGAACGAACTAAAGGCGGACTTTATCTAGGTCAAGAAACAATTGAAAGACAACAAGTTGGATCTAATTGTGGAATGGTTCTAAAGATGGGTGCACACTGTTATGATAAAGAAAGATATCCTGAGGGTCCTTGGTGTAAAAAAGGTGATTGGGTTATATTTGCTAGATACGCTGGATCAAGAATACAGATCGATGGTGGGGAAGTAAGATTGCTAAACGATGATGAAATATTAGCAACCATCGAAAACCCCGAAGATATATTTCATCAATATTAAAACATAGAAGGAGCAAACTATGCCAGAAGAAGAAAAAAAAGAACCAATGGTTGATATAGATACTTCAGGACCTGAAGTAGAAGTTAACCTTGAAGAACAAAAGAAAGTTGAAGAACCAAAGGAAACAATTGAAGTTGAAGAAATATCTGAACAAGAAACAGATAAAACATATGAAAATGAAAGAGAAACTAAATTAGAAGAGAAACAAGAAACAAAACCAAAAGAAGAAACTGAAGAAAAGAAAAAAGAACTAGAAGATTATAGTGAAAGTGTCCAAAAAAGAATTGCTAAGTTAACAAAAAAATGGCGTGAAGCAGAACGTCAAAAAGAGGCTGCTATAGAGTACGCTAAAAAAGTTAAATTAGATCAAGAAAGTTTGCAGACTAAACTAAAAACTATAGAACCTAACTATGTAAGTGCTATGGAGGGTAGAGTAACATCTGGTTTACAAGCAGCACAAGCAGCATTGTCTAAAGCTAGAGAAGCTGGAGATATAGCTGCTGAGGTAGAAGCACAAAAAATGATTGCAAGATTAGGTGTTGAAGAAGCTAGAGTTGCTAACCTTAAAAAAGCAAATGAAGGAAAAACTCCAGAGACAAAAGAACAAACTCTTGAGCAAGCAATAGCTCCTAAAAAACAAGCACCTGATCCAAAAGCTGAAGCATGGGCTGAAAAAAATCCATGGTTTGGAACAGATAATGCAATGACTTATACTGCTTTTGACTTACATAAAAAACTAACCGAGGAAGAAGGGTTTGATGCACAAACAGATGAGTATTATGCTGAAATAGATAAACGTATGAGACTTGACTTCCCACATAAATTTGGTACAAATGATTCAACGGTTACGACTAAACCCACACAAACAGTCGCTAGTGCGAAGCGAAGTGTTAATCCTAGTCGCAAAACTGTGAGACTCACGCCCTCTCAGGTAACAATCGCTAAAAAATTAGGTGTGCCACTAGAAGAATATGCGAAACAATTAAACATCACGAAGGAGGCTTAAGCATATGACAAATAAAAAAATAGACTCTCGTGCGAGCCAAACAAAAGTTAAAGAACAGAAAAAAGTTTGGACTCCACCGTCATCTTTAGATGCACCACCTGCACCAGATGGATTTAAACATAGGTGGATAAGAGCTGAATCGATGGGTTTTGACGACACATCAAACATGTCAGCCAAGTTAAGATCAGGATTTGAATTAGTGAGAGCTGATGAATATTCTGAAGTAGACTATCCACAAGTCCAAGAAGGTAAATACAAGGGGGTGATCGGAGTTGGTGGCCTTTTGCTGGCAAGGATACCTAATGATATCGTTAAAGCGCGCGAAGAGTATTTTAGACAACAAACTCAAGAACGTAATGACGCGATAGAAAACGACCTCATGAAGGAACAGCACCCAAGTATGCCAATCAATAGTGAGAGGCAGACTCGTGTAACCTTCGGTGGTACAAAGAAAAGTTAATTTTTTAACGATTCCTATCCAACGAATAAATTAAACCGTACTGGAGGCCCTTCGGGGCAGGTACATAAGGAGATAATACTATGGCTAATAAAGACGCGGCTTTTGGTTTTAAACCTACAAGACATCTTACAGGTGGAAAAATCAGAGCTGAAGAATATACTATTGCAGCTAACCATGGAACTTCCATTTTTAATGGTCAAGTGGTTGAAGCAGTAGCCGGTGGTGGTATTGAGCAAGCAGCAGCTGGGGACACTCAACAATTAGGTGTGTTCGGTGGTTGTTTCTTCACTGACCCATCATCAAGTAAACCTACATTTAAAGCTTTCTATCCTGCAAGCACAAACGCTTCAGATATAGTAGCTACAGTGTATGCGGATCCTTATATCGTTTATGAAGCACAGCATGATGAAACAGGAACAGCGGCGATGAATAATTCTGCTTTTGATTTTGTTGGAACGAGTGGAAGCACTCTTTCTGGACAATCAACTTCAGAAATTGATACATCAACTTCTGGAACATCTGGCGGTTTCAAACAAATCGGTATTTCAAAAGATCCAGAAAACAGCGATACAAGTTCAGCAAATGCGAATGCATATGTTGTATTCAATACTGGTGAGCATGTATTTAAATTAACAACAGGCGTATAATTATAATAGGAGTATAAATTATGGCAATATCAAGAGCACAACTAGTTAAAGAACTAGAGCCAGGTTTAAATGCACTATTTGGCCTGGAATATAAAAACTACGCAGATGAGCACACTCAGATTTACGATATAGAAAATTCTGATAGAGCTTTCGAAGAAGAAGTGATGTTATCTGGTTTCGCTAATGCTTCAGTAAAACCTGAAGGATCTAGTGTTAACTTCGATACAGCACAAGAAACTTTCACTGCTAGATACACACACGAGACACTTGCTTTAGCGTTCTCAATTACTGAAGAAGCGATTGAGGATAACTTGTATGACAGACTTGCGTCTAGATATACAAAAGCATTAGCTAGATCTATGGCAAATGCTAAACAAGTTAAAGCAGCAAACGTATTAAACAATGCGTTTGACTCTAACTTCACAGGTGGGGACGGAAAAGAGCTTTGCGCTACTGACCACCCTATCATTGCTGGAACATTCAGAAATGAATTGTCAACTGCAGCTGACTTAAACGAAACTTCGTTAGAGCAGTCGTTAATTGACATCGCAGCATTAACTGATGAAAGAGGTCTTAAAATTGCAGCTAGAGGAGTTAAAATGATAATTCCTTCTGCTCTTCAGTTCACTGCTGAAAGACTTATGAAGTCTCAAGGTAGAACAGGAACTGCAGATAATGATATCAACGCAGTTGGTAGCATGGGAATGATCCCACAAGGTTATGTAGTAAACCACTACTTAACTGATACTGATGCGTTTTTCATTAAGACTGATGTACCTAATGGACTAAAAATGTTCGTTAGAGCACCAATCAAAACTGCAATGGAAGGTGACTTCGATACTGGAAACGTAAGATACAAAGCTAGAGAGAGACATTCATTTGGATTCTCAGACCCTAGAGGTATCTTCGGATCACCAGGAGCGTAATCTAAATAATTTTTGTGGCGGGACACAATCCCGCCACAATCTAAGAAGAAAGTATAATAATGAAAAAATTTAGAATCCGAATATATGCGTATAAAATGAGTGCAGATTTTATTATAGAATGTTTGGATGGCCCATTAGACATAGAAAATGCTATCATTGACAAACTTGGAAAAAATGATATAAAATGGGAATCTCTTGGAGAAATGCATGATCCAAGAGTTAATAGAATAACCTATGAGGAGGTTATCGATGCAACAACATCTGGAGACTCTTTACAACAAAAAGAAGGGTCTAGACCTAGAGTGGGAGCAGGAGCATCTTAAAGAGGGTAAATATACTCTCAACATGGTTAAGATTGACAGAAAAGTCAGAGAAGTTATTAGCCATATAAAACTTGTTGAAGCAGCAAAAGCTCATCAACAAAATAAAATAGATGGATCTGCACCTGAAGTTTCTGTAGCTACTTAATAAAAAGCTACATCGTTGGAAAAACTCATCCACATTACACACCCTCTTGCGCTCTACTAAAAACTATTATATAAAAAACACACTATACAAATTAAAATAAATTAAATGTAGACGCGTATAGTCGACATCCCTAGGGACTACATTTAAAATATCTAGGAGGATATTAATATGGCAAATACAACTTTTAGTGGTCCGGTTAGATCAGAAGGTGGCTTTAATGTAATTAATAAAGCAGCTTCTACTGGAGCGATCACAGAAACTGGTTTTTCAGTTAACTCAACTGGACAACTAGTATCAATGGGAACTAGAAAGATTCAATCTTTTGCAGGTTCACTAGCGGCTACAAACGCAGCATCAACTGCATATGGTGATGGTGACGTACTTTCA